TTGCGTGGCCTGGATGCGGTCGCGGTTTGCTTGCCGTTCGACGTTCGCCACGTCGCGCGCCCATTGCGTGATAGCAGCGGTCTGGTCCATGTCGAAGCCAGACGTCCCCGTACCACCACGTGCTGTATTGCCGCGCGTACGGTCGCTGATGCCCGATTGGCCCGGTAGCGCGCCGCCCCACGAGTCCAACCTGCGGTCTGCAAGGCCAATCGCCTGGGCGACAAATAGCGTCACATCCCCAAACGCTTGCATGGCCTTCGTGTTGTCAGCTAACCAGTTGGCTAGTGCATCGCCTAAAAAGCCCGTAGCGCCGCCCGTTTGCTTGCCGAACTCAAGCCGAAAATTTTTCCACGCAGTCGCCAAATTCTCAAGTCCTACTGCTTGTCCCTCCGCGCTCTTAGTCAGCGCGCCGTAACGCTCGATGGCTTGCTCTAGGACGGCTTGCTGGTAGGCCATCTCTTTGGTCAGGCTGCGATCAGATGCGGCCAATGCGTCGGCACGCGCCTTCACAGTTTCGTACTGGAGGCCAAGTTGATCTAGTCGCGCACCACGTTGCGAGAATAATTCAAGGATGAGATTTTGCGTGATGGTGTCTTGCGACCGCCCCGTGGCGACGGAGATGCCGCGAATGGCAGTTGCGAACTTGTCAAGCTCGTCAGTGGAATCGGCAAAGCCAACCGACATAAGCTGCGTGACATTCGACAGCGCGGTTGCCTTGTCCACCGCGCCACCGGTGGCTTGTTGGTAGATGCCCAGTAGGTCATTTAGCTGCGCTTGTGACCCTGCTAAATTCTTCGCCGCAACTAGCTGACGGCCATATGCAACGGCGACGCTATCAGCCTCAACCACAAATCTGGCGATGGCCTGCACACTAAAGGCAACGCCCGCCGCCGCGCCAATCTGCCTCAGCGAATCGCCCATTTGTGCGCTGGCTTGCTTGACTTCGTTTTGGGCAGAGCGAACGCCGCTTGTGTCGATTCGGATTCTGCCCGTGGCGGTGCCTAAGTCACTCAAAGCGAATTCCTTTGCTGCCGTTGGTGTCTGACATGGTGGAGCCTAACGTAACAATGCCTGCACATCTGCCCATACAATAGGCCCCCAATAGTCAATTGCTGGCGCAAGAATGGCGTATGTGCCCCCGTGCGCCAACTCTAGCCACACGCCGTATTCCACACCATGATCCAAGGCAATCTGCACCACATCCAGAGCCAAATCCTCGACCTCGGCTGTCAGCGATTGTCGCGCATTGCCCGTGCGGTCTGTCCAGATGGCATTGAGTTTCATCCATCTCTCAATCTCAGGTGCGCGCCGCTGTGCAATGGCACGCACGCCGCGCCGAATGGCTCCTATATATCGTTGCACGCCAGGGGTAAACGCAGCCTCTGGCGTGATAGTCCACTCTATGCTAACGGCCACGGCTACACCTCCTCATACCCGTCCACATTGCGAAACGCGGCCAACCCGTCATCGTCGCGCGGGAATTTGAAGTCATCCGCCAGCAGCTCGGCGAGTTTCCAGCGCTGGCGAATACGCTTGCTTGTGCCGCTGCCAACCTCTACCGTTTCTTGGCTGGCGTTCTCAATCATCACGCCGAACGTAATCACCGCAGCGTCAAGCTGATATGCCGCCAGGCTCCAAAACGGCCCCGTCATGCACATCATCTGACTTGGCCTGCTGTTGCTCTTGCTCGCCGTCATGTATAGCTTCCACATTTGCAGACGGTTGGTAACGAAACGTGGACAACACCTCTGCCGGATAAAAAGCCAGCTTGAATATCCAAAGTCGGTCTGATATGGTCAGGTACGGCACGATAGATGCGTCAACCAAGGCGGCCGTACAGACATGGTTGACCGCCTGCATAAACTCAATAGCAGACTTCTTGTCGCCGCGTGGCTCATCGATGAACTTGTTCACCTCGTCGGGAAACAGGAACGTCTCCTCCTCGGCGGGTTGCAACATTTTCATGACTAGCGGCGTCAAGATGTCCGGCATTGAGCCGGACATAAGCAGTGCGTCAGGTTGCACGGGTCGCATCTTGACCTTAAGGCCGGACAATAACGGCTGCTCTACGCCGTCGTCATACATGCGCTTTAGTTCGTCAATCGTGGGCATCTTGCGCTCAGCCATTAGCTTAGAATCCTCCCGTGGCGGTGGCTAGTGGAATGGTCAGCGCGGTCGGGGCCGTGAAATTACGCAGTTGGTACAGGCTGCTACCATCGGTCACGCCGCGGAATGTTGCCGTCGGGAACATATACGTGTCCACTTGGGCTTGCAGCGACAGGTTGCTATTTAGCTTGGCTTTCTTGATGAAAATATGCAGGTCAGCGTTGCCGCCGGAACCCACGACACGTCCAGCGATGCCCAAATAGGGCGTCTCTTCGTCCGGGTCGAAATCCAGGTTGTAATAGTCGGCATTGTTGACCAGCGTGCCACCTAGCACCGCATCCATCCACGCCAGGTCAATTGTCGCAACCTCGATGTTGACGGTGACGGCGATAATCTTGGTGTACTGGTCTAGCACCACATCGTCGCCGCGCGCCTCGTCGGTTTCCACTTCAAGATCAACGCTCATGTTACGCGCGCCAAGCAATTCTAGCGTGGTGCCGTATGTGTCGGTGGCAGTCCAGGGTGCAAAAATCATCTTCCGGATTCCACGGTGGATAGTTTGTTGTGGCATGGTTTTGTATCTCCTGTTGCTAAATCGAAAAACTTGCAATCACTTTAGAATGAAATATACTTGCCAATCTTGCCTGGCCATACTCGCGCCCGCCAAAGCACCTGGCTCGCGTTGGCGGGTGAATTGCTGTGCCAGACGTGCCTCGAATCCATCACTAACCATATAACCCTGCAAAAGCGTAAAGATGCGCGCCCGTGCATTATCCAACGCCGCATAACTGCCCTGGTCTTGGTATAGCCAGACCTCGACAACCTGGCGCGCGCTTGTCAGCGGCGTGTTGTAATCAACCGCATCGGCAATCGCCACCACCGCGCGCTCCTTAACCAATGCACATGGCAATAAATAGCCGTTGCCGTCAAAAGCTGCGGCTGCGGTTCCTCGTGTGATGCCCAGAGGGCCCAGCGTGCCACTCTTATAGATGCCACCTGTAAGGGTAGCCATTAGCGTGCCATCGGCTGCGAGTAGCGTTACAAAATCGTCCTCGTGTGCCATCAGGGATGCCTCACAGTTAAGGTTTTATCGAGCCATACGCTGCCGCAGTGGGCGTAAATATCTCGGCATAGGCCCACAATCACGTCAAGCTCCGCAAAACGAACCTGGCGCGACATGGTGCCACGCATCAATAGCACGCTACCTGCGCTGTCTAGCTGTACAAGCTCCGTTGCACCCGACAGGGCGGCGTGGTAAGGCGCGTGCTTAGTAAAGCGCACGCCATCCTTGCGGAACGCAAAAATATCATAGAAGCTATTCGGAGCGTCCATAATCATCGGTGCAACAGATGGTACGTCTGCCAGGTGGTCGATTAGTGCAATCATGGTCTTGGCATCCCAAACTAAATCGCTCTCGACAATCCCCGCCACATCGGTGGCAGGTGGCAAGTGCGCCAAGAGCGTATTGCCTACGTGCGCCAATTGCCTGAAGCGGTGCGGATGCTCAATCGAGCCAAATACCCGCCCTCCGTGCGTCACGTCAATCAGCCGTGCATCAAAGCGTTGCAGGCATTCTTCATGCAGCATGGCGTCTGTATCGTCTATACTGTCGCCGTGGCCCAGGATTAGTGTCAACGTGTCGCCACGTCGCGCCAGAGCCGCTTGCAGTGCGTCCATCTGGTTGCAGTAGCCGTCAATACTGTCAACGGCATTGCGGAACGCGCTGATAATGGCTATGTTCACGCCAAATCCATAATCTTGCGATACTTGACCACGTGCGCGGGGTTGCCATAGGCCACGGCGAACGCTGGTATGTTCTTCGTTACCACAGCCCCAGCCCCAATTACCGCACCCTCGCCAATCGTGACGCCAGGGCAAATGGTGGCGTTGGCGAAAATAACCACATGCGCGCCGATGATGGTGCGATGGCGCAACGGGTGCTGATGCTCGCGTGGCTCGGCTGCGCTGATGTGCAGATAGTCCATGCTGGGCATCCCCGCGGCAATCACAACATTATTCGAGCAGCCGCTATGGTCGCCCATCTCAACATAGCCGTTTCCGGCGTTAATAACACACCCGGTAGCAATATGGACGTGCGCGCCAATCTTGCAGCCCTGTCCACCGTTGACGCGCACATTCCAATCAATGCGCGCCGTGGGGTGAATCTCAATAAGTTCCGGCATATGCAAGTATACGTGCTGGTCGATATTAGCCATTTGCCACCGCCACGCCCTGAATCTCACCAATCTGCAAAATGACGTCTTGAATTGTGTATTCGTCCTCGTTCAGCACGAATCTATACCCCTCCGCGATGTCGGTGTCGGGCAATGTGGCATGGTCGCGTATGCCATAGACAATGGTGTTCATACGCGGCGTTTGCCCTGCGTCGCTGTTGGCTTCCCCTGCTCTATTGCCCCATTCCACACGTACCGTCTGCGATGCCAGTGTAGCCCCCGTATCTGTCCTAAAGACAACCGATGTCGGTTTGTCCGCGATACGTTGCCACGCGTCCGCAGCGCGGCGTTGCGCCTGTATGGTGCGCTGTTGTGCGGTCTTGAGCGTGCCGCTTGTCCACGCTGATAAATCTAGCATTCACCAACCTGGATATTCTCGGACATAACGCGGACGGCGTGTGGTGCGTCCAAAGCGGGCGGCTCCACTTCGAGCGGCAACGACAGCCAAATCAAGGCGTGCCGTCCATTTGTCGCGCTCTTTGCTCAATTGCGTGTAACGCTGCGACGCTTTCTCGCTGCTGTTATTCTGGTCATAGTCAACACTGCTCGCCGCTTGCATCAACATGCGGTCAAGCGTGATGATGCGCGTGTAGGCCGTTTGGCTGGCGATGTCGCCATATGCCTCGCCCGCCTCGGTGAATATATCGTCAATCGCGACGTCTGGAAGACTAGTTGTGTCGTCTGCCTCCAGCCCCAAATCAAGCCGCAAGCGTTGCTGTTGTTGCGTAGTTGCCACTAGTCACCCCCTGGTAGATGCTCAGCACGTTGGCCGCAAAGTCGCGCCACGAGTACAGTGTATGTGCCGCTCGCGAGCGTGCTGGCAGGCGCACGGCATAATGGCCCCAATCGTGGGCCACTCGCCGCAAATGTACTGCCACGTCGTCGGGCTGCAACACAGCCCACTCGCCCAAGCTCTGTCCCGCCAACGTCTTGTTACCTGGCCACTTGGCGGGCTCGAGAGCGTAAGGCAAACCATATCCCCACTGGTCGATACCGTCTAACGTGCCACTCCAGGCAGTTGTCATGGCAAGCCCGCCACTAGCGGCAAACTCGCGCGGGATTAGGCCAAAGCCCTCGCCTTTGTGCGGGTTGATTAGCACGTCGCAGCGGCAATACAGGCTATATAGTTCGGCCTCTGTCATATCTTCCAAAATGACTTCAATATTATGATTGCTTAACTCAAAACCAACTTTCGCCGTGCGTCCCTTGAGAATCAACTTGTAATTCGTATCCTCGCCAAAGGCGCGCAAGAACGCTTGCAGGGCCACGATGCCGCCCTTGCGCTCCCCACGGTCAAGGAACGCTAGAAACGTCAGCGGACGCCCCGCTGTGCGCTTCTGATAACGATAGGTGTCGCACACGCCCAGCGGCACAACGTGTATTGGCACAGTCACGCCGCCCGCGAGAAACACATCAGCACAGAACCAACTTGGCACAATCACCGCGTCCATGTTGTTGAGAGCCGCAGCCCAACCTTGCGGAATCTCGCTGCTTTCAAACATTGTCAACGCCACGCGCGGCCCCGCATAGAGTAAGGAATCATGCGCCGTGTATCGCGTTGGATAGCCCATCACTAGCCCCCCCAACGCTGCGACGTGAGGGCGGCTTGTCACCGCCCTCACGTCGCAGGGTTGGCTTTCCATCACCGTGCGCCCCATGCCCCGCGCGTTTACATGCACGCCGAGAGCGGTCAGATGCCGCACCAACTGGCAAGCAATCAAACCGTAGCTGTCGGCGGGGTCGTAGTTTCCGCTGGCATAAAGCGTCAAGATGGTCATTACGGCAAGGTAATCTCCTCTGTGCTGCGCAACGGATTGGCATAGACTCCATAGTAGCTGTCATAGACGGTCTGCGTCATAAAGCGACTGATGTCCTCCTCCATGCCCTCGTTTTGTAAAGACTGCTTCTCGAAGCTACGCATATCCTGCCCGCGGTATTGCTGCGAGATAAGATAGGCCTTACCCGTGGCAACGCCCGTATAGGTCACGGCCTTAGCTCCACGCGTGCCACTCCAGCCGTCATAGGCAATCACGTTGCGAATCATGTCGATAGCACTAGATTGCAGCGTAACGCCTTGTTGCGGCGTGCGCATCAGGGCTTTCTCTACCCTGAACATATTGCCACTAGAAACTAGCAGCGTGTATGGCCCGCGCCGTGGGTTGGCGGTGTCTAGCTTGGATGCCAAAATACCAGCCTCCAGCGTCAGCAACATGTCCTCCACATCGGTAGCGCCAGTGGTCACGGCTGCCGTTTGGTTAGTGGCAGCATAGGTGTAGTCGATGATTGGTGATAGATGCAACTCGTTGAGTAGCGCGTTGTGGGCGATGCCCATCTGACGCTCCACCATCGGCACGTTCCATAGCTCATTGAAGATCACCAGGTCTTTTGAGTATTCTAAGCCTGTCGCCCAATGGCGAATCGGCGTAGTTTCCTCACTGGAGCCGATGCTGGAAAACTTGACCTCGCCCCCCTCAAAAACCTCCTCGAAGATGACGGCCCCAGGCCCCAGCTTCTGAATCGGCACGTTTTTTGGTAGCGAACTGTCGGCCACGATGTCATATAACGGCTGGTAAAGGAGAGGCTCCTCGTCACGCCCAGCGTCAATCTCAAAGCGTTGGCGTTGCTGCCATTCCGCACCGAAGCTGTCCGTGCCAACAAACTCATAGATGTGCCCGCCGTTACTTTTGCGGCTTGTCTCGCGCAGATGGTCTTGTAAACGCAACCCGCGCGGGAATGAGATTTTAGCCTTGTCTTTCGACAGTAATTCTCGGCTGATGAAATTTGTCATGTCAATTCCCCTTAGCTCGCGAGCGCGTTGTGCGCCAGCATAATGCCCGTGACGATGTTGTTGGCATCCTTCGCGGCGGTCGCCTTGAAGAGCGCAACCTTGCCCGCGCCTGCCGTCTTAGTGTAGGCTTCATCGTCCGGGTAATGTCCGGTGATGGTTGCTACCGTTATGTACACGATTTCGCCCTTTGCCACAGCCAGCCCCGCAGGAACCGTGAACTGATGTTCGCGATTGTCCACAATCAAAGCCAACGTATCGCCGCTGTCGGCGTCCTGTCCGGTGATGCCGACCCAGCCGTTAATCACTGACACAGCACCTTTTACCACGTCGCCATCGGTCAAAATCACGTTGACGGCTTTTCCGTCCGACTCAAAAAAGGTCGGCACACCTGCTACTGTAGTTGCCATGTCCTATGCCTCCTGCGGGATGTAGAAATAATGCGCCTTGGCCTGTTGTCCCGCCACAGGAACGCTCTGGGGCGGCCCCATCTTGCTTTGCACCGCAGAGGCGAGTGCATCCTTCACGCTCTGCATCTCAAGCACCTGCCCGTATGCGGCGTCTGCGGCTTCGATACTCTGCGGGTTGCGGGCGTTGACTAATTCGGTCACGATGCCGCGCACACTGTCTACCTTGATGCCGTTGGCAGAATCAGGCGCAGCCAATTCGATGATGCGCGTCAAGATGGCGGCCTTGCGCTGTGTCTCTTGCGCTCGGCTCATTTCGGTGATGATCTTGCCCAAATCGGCTTGACCATCAACTCCCAACGCTGTACGCAACTCCTGCACAATGGCCACCTCAGCGGGTGGCTGTACGGTAGCAGTGATTGCCTGCCGCACCACATCGGGCAATAGTCGCGCATCCTCAGCGGTCATTTCGTTAATAACCTGTAGTTTGTCCACTTCTGGCTCCTGGTTTTCTTCCCCTGGCTCACCGTCCATCTCTGTAGTCAAGATGGGGACAGCGGCCAAGTCGGGGATACCCGCACGGTCGGCGGGCGCAATGTCAATTTGATTCAGGCGCAATGAACTCGCACTCATGCGAAACGCCTTAAGATTTTCGTCCCACTTCCCCTCGGCAAAAGCATCTATGCTTGTGGCAATGGCGCGGCCTGTGTTTTTGTAGCGGGCAATGCGCTCACGCACCGCCCCCGGTACAACATAAGCCTTACCCCACAGGGTGTCGCCATCTCGCATGGCTCCGACCCAATGCACAGCCTCTGGCGGAAAAGACGTGGAACGTTCAGTGTCAGACAGATGACCCATCAAGCCAACGGGCTTGTTGGTCAAGGTCTGTCGCTCTAACTCTTGCACAAACGCAGCGTCATAATAGCGTTTATTGCCGCTGATAGCGTTAACTTTACCGATAGGTAGCGTAAGGAAGGTGGGATTGTCATCTCCCGCCACCAATGCAGCGTAGTCCACATCGGCGAAAATCGGTACGTTTGGATAGCTGCCGCGTAGTTCCGTTACTGCCAGCACATCGCTGAAATTACCCTTTAATTCCTGCACTTGTTCGTCCATCAGCCTGCTCCTAACTGCTCCTAACTGCTCCTAACTATTCCAACTTTTCAACGCATCGATCACCGTGGCGCGTTTCTTCTTGCTGCGCTCATAGGCCAGGGCTGCGATGCGTGTGGCGTCGTCTTGGCTCTTGAGCATGTCTAACGCCTCAGCTACGTTCATGCCGTCATAGCCATCAAACGGGGCAGGTGGCGCGTCTGCGGGGTTGCCATCATGCGCTTGCGGCTCTAGCAATGCCATGATGCGGTCTAGCTTTTCATCAATCGAACGGTAAATCTTATCTATTGCCATGCGCGTGCGCCTTTCGGGAATTCAAGATATATTTTAGTCAAGTATATCATACATACAAAAATACTATCACTCGCCAGGGGAATCCCCGCTTCACGCAGGGTTCACGCGCTCCAACGATTCGTCTAGGAATCCCGCCATTATTGCTTGCGTCAACCACTCCACGTTCAATATGCCCTGCAAGGCGTTACGCCCCGCCACGATGTCAACGCGCATGTCATCAATCAAATCGCTAACGCTGCCTGTCGCCACGGGCGCAAGCGTACAAAGTTCGTTGGGGTGATTAGGTTAGGTCGGCACATCGTCCGGCGCATAGATGCCGTCGCCATTTGGCCCGCCACGAGCATTGTAGTCACACTCGTCAATATCACGGTGCGAACGGCTCAAGACCCAGCGCACGCCTGTTACGAACGGGTTGGCTACGCTGCTGTTGACAGTGGCGCGTCCCGATGCCGCTGTAATCTCCGTTCGCGCCAGCCTCCGCGCCGAGTAGCTGCCCTCTGTGCCGTAGGGCGTCACGGTGCGCGACCGCAAGCCGCCACGCGTCAGGAACGGCTCTAGCAAGTCGGCAATGTCCACGGCGCTTGTCCCGCGGCTGATGTGATAATCAAGCAATCTATCAACGCGGCTGCGAACGTCAATGCTGGTGCGCCAAATGCGGTCACTGAGGCGATAACCGTTGGGGTCAACAAATCGATGGAACGGGTCATATTGTGCGCTCAACTCATTTATACGCAACGGGCGCGGGCCCGTCAGCCAGCGCACCACATCGGGAGCGCGCGTTGCCAGGGCGGCCGTGACAATCGCCGTCTGTCGTGCAACCTGCACACGCGTCACAGCGGCGATGCTTTCTACCATTAGACGTGTATATGGGCTTTGTGGCTGCGTGCCAAGCAGCGGCTCAATACCGTTGCCGATGTAAAATGGCTTCAATACCTGTCCCCATATCGCCATCTTGAGCGCGTCGCGTGCGGTCAGACTCAACGGGATGATAGACACGCCCTCGGCATTGCGTCCAGTCGCCGAACGTAGCACCAAGCCAATGATGGCCCGCGCCAATGTAGCATGTTCAGCGTCTAGACGCTGCTCTACTTGTTGCTGGATGCGCAGCCGCTGCGAATCATACGTGCGAGGCATCACCCAAGCTCCAAACTGTTAATCTGGTCGGCCAAATCCGCGTCAAAGCTCTGCTCTGCATTATGCGTTTCAGGCATTTGTGCCCGCTTCTCTTCACGTTCGGCCTGCGCTCGTTCCAACACGGCTGGCGCGTCGTCAATCTCCACGGGCAACATTTGCAGTGCGGTCAACTCGTCAATCAAGCCCTCGACATAGGCCCATTGCACACTGGATAGCGTCAGATTGCCGTCGCCCTGGTCTAGTGCCTCCCATTGTAGCGTTAGCCCGCCAGCGTTGACGCCAGGCAGCGTTAGGGACAAATAGCCAAGCGCAATCTCGGCAATTTCTGTCATCCAGCCCGCCATATCTCCGCGTAGCATTTTGACATATTCGAGAAACGGCGGCAGTTGCGTCTCTGAGCTCGCCTTGCTGGATGCAATCGCCATGCCAAGCAGGAACTCTGGTAACTCGCTATGTTGACCGTAAAGGTAAAACAGAATTTCTAGAATCTTCGCAGTGTCCGTACTAAAGCTGCCAGGCGATTCATAGCTGAATTTCGCGCCGCTGGCAATCAAAAGCTGCGACAAATCCACGTCATAAGTTTTTACGCGGATGCTGGTGCCGTTGGGCAGCTCTTGCGATTCTGTTGTGGCATTCTCGGCATCGAATTTCTCTAAATCTTCTACCGTGTCAAACGACAATACGGGCGTCGGACGGCCTTGTAACACGTTGCCCTCAATCGCCGCCTCTAGCACCTCGCCGTATTTGTGCAGTAGCGGCAGCAACGCCTCGGCTACGGGATGCCCAAATACCTCGCCTGGTTGCGGCTGCATCGAAATCGCAACCAACGGCACGCGGCCTAGCAGGTTGGGATAGATGATGCGCTTGGTTTCGCGTCCGTCAATCTCAACAATGTGGATGCGCTGGTTGGCGTAGTATTCATCGATCACTGTCATACGTCGCGTCGTTTCGGGATGCTCAAGCAATTCCGTCACGCGCCAGCCGATGATTTTGGCGAAATCGTCTTCAGCCACGATGGGGTCAACGCTTTCGGGCGGCAGCACGGTCACGCTCAAATCG